CTGCTTGAGCAGGCGTGAATGGACGGGGCCGTAGATTTCACGCACCTGCTCTTCTTCGTCTACGCTGAATACCGGTTGCTTATCGGTGTCGCACAGGACGTCAATGAAGAGCACCACGTCAGCGCAAAGATTACGGTGTGCCTTTTCCGATACCGACACATTTTCATCATCAGCACCCGCTTTCACCACCTCCTGCCAGCGCAGCCAGGCTTCTCCAGACGGCTCACGGAGAACCACTTTGACGCCTTCCCACTCAGGAACGGCGACCGTCTTATGACGAAATCCCGACATCTTAGCCAGGGCGAGATTTTTAATATTCTTCATGCGACCTCTCAGGAGCCAGACTCGATGTTTTCAGGCTTACCTTTCAGGCGCAGGGAGAACGTTGCCGCCACTACGCCGTTGGTACCTGAAGACCAGGTGTGCTGGCGTATTTCAGCTAGGAACTTAAAGCCCTTGCCGGACGGGAAGATAACCTGGAAAGCGTAGGTCGTATCGTTGTCATAGGCCTCACGCAAGGCGTCCTGCGCCGGATTCTTGTAGAAGTTGCCGGACAGAGAGATTTCTGACGGAGAAGGCAGGCCGTTGATGTTCTCCTGCTCGGTAGAGCAAAGTGTTGTTACGTCGATATCCTGCTTCTGACCACCGGTGAACTGAATTTCTTTGATGGTGCAACTCAGATCGAGGAAGGTTGCGGAATCCATCGTTTCTTTGGTGGCTGGCAGGGAGGAAATAAGGATCTTCGTCAGCTGCGATTTTTCATAAAGTGCAGACATAGCTGTCTCCTGGAAAAAGAAAACCCGCCATCAGGCGGGTTCGTTGGGTGAATTAATTGTCAGGGGGTAACTTTAAAATCCAGGGTGACACGGTAGAGCCGATAATCTGGCTCGTACCCGGGGATTTTTACCACCTCTGTAGGGGTTAACGGCTCAAGCGAAGCGAGCACCAAATCTCTCAGGGATCGTGATTCAGCGATCGAAGTGGAATACACATCGACCTGAACGGAAACCCTGCTCTCTGCCTGGCCACACAGTACGTCAGCGGAAACATCATCGACGATGGAAAAGATAATCCAGGGTGGAGAGACAGACGGTTTCCCGTCACTACCTAATGGCGCAACATAGGGGTATACCCGTCCTTCTGCCAGGGAAGAAAGCAAGGCGTAGATATTATCTTCATTCACTTGCTCAATACCTCATCAATAGCCTGATTCATCCTGGCAATGGCGACGCTGGCGGCCTCTTCCTCGCGAGTATCGTAAGCGGGTCGCACAAACGGATGTGCAGGCATGTTCGCGGTGCCCAGCTCAACGAATCGCCAGTAAAAGGCGTTTCTCGGGTTATTCGCCTTCATCGTGTTATCGCTGTTTCCGGTGCGCAGGTTAACGCCACGAATATGGACGCCGGAAGAAATCTCCCCGCGGCGGCGGCTTTTTTGGGTAACAACCACCACGTTTTTTTTCAGTTTTCCGGTGCGTACCGGTGCACGTGCGATCACTTCGTCCTTAAGCACCTCCGCACCGGCGCGCGTGGCATCACGAAGAACCTTATTGTTTTCAGCGCGGCTAAGCGCCTCCAGATCCTTTGCGATGTCATTCAGGCCGGAAAAATCGAGGCTCGTCTCAATCATTTTTCAGCTCCCAGCTTGCACAATATCTCCAGGCGTTCCCCCTTTTCATCGGGTATTGGCGGGCCTATAACGTTAAGGGTTTTGCCTCGGTATGGCCCACTCTGAACCTTTAGCCTGGATGCCGCTGTTATAGTTTCTCCAGATTTTCCGCGAACCCATACCCTGACATCAGCCTGAGCAATTTCGGCACCGGCCGCCATTAATTCTCTTCCGCTCCGACCTCTGATATCTGCGCGGATGGTTTCACAATCTACCCATGTTTCAACAGGCTGGCCTGATTTGTCACGAATATGTACGGGGTTTTGTATCACAATAATTTGTATGAGCTTACCAGCGGATATAGCCATGAATGCCCTCAAATAATTGTTGGAAGACGAAGGTCATGAATCAAAAACGACACAGAAAATGGAAGCTCCCCATGCAGTAAATCTTCCTTGTCAGCCAGATCAGGGTTTCGGTACAGCATGCCCACCAGACGCATCGTAGCAGCCTTCATCCGGCTTAACGCTTCACCTTCGATTAACTTTCCTGTCTCATCAACAACCTTGTCACGGCTTCCCTGTATAAAAGCCAGTAACACAGAACTGGCTTCCTGAATTTTTTCCTTAAGCGGCCCGTCGTCAGCATCATGATCAATGTGCAGGTGATCCTTAATCTCAGCCAGCGTCACAAGTTCAATCACGTTTTATCCCTCCCGTCGCGGCCACGCTTAGCTGCCAGCGTCCAGCCTTTCGAGCCAGCCTCACCCGGCTTGTCCTGCGTCCGTTCGTCGCAGTGCCACAGGGAGCCGCCCCATGTAACCGTGTCGCCAGGCAGATATTCCTGACCGGATTTGAATACGCCCTGATAAATCATTACAGGCACGTCAAAGGATTTGGTTTCACTGGTGCCACTGGTGCGGTTAACCTTCAGGGTGAAGCAACGCTGCTCTGATTGCTGAATATCAATACCCGCCACGCCATCAACAAGACACTCCCAGCCTCGCATGCCATGGGTTTTCTCGTAAGCGCGCCACAGGCCGCCGTTATGCGTTGCATAGCTGCCACGCGGATAGCTTTTCTCTTCATCAATAAAGGGGAGAATTTCAAGAGCCAGCGCGTCCCGACCATCTGCGCCATCCTTACCCGGTTCAGCGGCTGGCATTGTGGATACCGCATCGCTTACGGCCTGCTCAACGAGCTGTTTAAGCATGGAAGGGTCAAAATCCTTACCATCCTTCGGCGTAGGAATTTCTGCCACGGCATTCCTGACCAGCTCCTGAATCATCGGCTGGACGTCTTCAGGCGTGACGCTTTTACCGTCGCGCGGTGCCGGGATTGCAGCTACCGCATCGCTGACCATAGTGGCAATATCCGGCAATCCTGGTGCTGTCGGCGCAGGTAAATGAGCGATGGCCGCCTTTACCATGCTCTCAATGTCGGGATCGGGCGCATTGCTGATTTCTTCAACCTGCTTTGCGAGCCTCAATAGCTTTTCTTCATATTCCTCTCGCTGCGCCTGAAGGTTTTTACTGAAGCTGTCACGCATTTCAGCGAGAACCTGACCAAATTCCTCACCCAGCACCTTTATCAGGGATAGTTCGCGTTCGTTCATTTTGTAAGAAATCCTCTGATCATGGCTTTGGCCGCCGATTGCTCGGCGTCGGTTAAAGCCTTTCCTTCATTCCCGGAGGTTGAAGACTGTGACGAACTGCTTTTACCGAAGGGATCATCCGAAGCATCACGGCGCGCCAGCGCCTCAAGGCTAAAATTCTGCTGCTGTAGGTAAAGAGAATCACCGCCGGCCAGCGGGGGAAGGTTCTCACTTTTTCGCGCTTCGTTTGGTGTGAGGATGGTATTTTTCACCCCCTCGCCCAGGGATTTGATACGGCGTTCACTGTCCATACGCAGCAGCGCATTAACGTCAAACTCAGTTCCTGTATCGCCTTCAAGCTCAAACGCTTCATCCAGCAGCAATTCGATGGATTCAATCAGGGACTGAAGACACTGCGAGTAATACTGCTGATCCTGCGCCTCAATATTGTCATGTGTCGGCAGCTCACCGATGCCAACCTTATAAGCTGGCACGTGAAACACGGAACAGACAATCTGCGCGGTCATGCGGAGCTGTTCGACAGTCTGCGCATCAGCAGCTGAGACCGTACGGGGAACATATTTCGCACCATTGCTCAGAATGGCGGTTTTACCCGCATTTTCCCCGGTATAACCAGTATCCCAGTTTTCTTTGATCTTCCTGGCGTTCTCTTCCGTAATCGAGCCCGGAACCTCGATAACACCGCTGGGTTTCCCACCATTGCGGAAAAAGTACGCCGAGCTTTCCTGAATATGGTGACCCTGCATTGCAGCCAGACCAGCAGCATAAATCGGGGAAAGACCAATAAGGGGATGGAACAGACAGTTGAACCTATCGTGAATAACCTCTCGTGCCGGTACTGTCACAGTTGAATCAATGCCCGCCATGTTATCCGGGTTGATCTGGTAGAAGACAGATCCATCATCAGCCACCAGCGGCGTAACCTTGTTCCAGTCCAGCAGCCTCAGCTCAGTTATTTCACCGCGATTGTTCCGGATCTTGAGCGCAACGGTATTGCCTTCGCACAGCTTGGAATTCAGCCAGTGCTCAAAGAACTGGATGCGATTCTGAAAGGCATTTGGCCTGGAATACAGCGCGGCTATCTTCCCGGTTTTAATTTCCCTCCGAACGCCGTTTGAATCCTGTTTCATCAGGCGCGGAGGCATTTTAGCGATATCACTTGCGATCAGAGATATGCAGGAAAACACAGCATAATAGGAGAGAACCGTTTTGGGTCTAATTTCCATGTTCTGCTGCCACGCCCCGGCGAAGGGTTCATGGACATAACTGAACATTGGCGTCCAGCCGCCACGGCTGACAGGCTGCTGTAGATTTTTGATTTGCCCCTCTTTTCTTCGGAAAGGATTCCACATTAACCGTTCTCCGCTTTACGCTTGTTCTTCCTCACCCCGGTAGTTACCTCGGTGAAATATTCAGCCTTACCGAGCAGCACCAGCACCCTTGCGCACCGATCGTCCACGGCCTTTATGTCTCCCGCAATTGAGTCATGGGTGCGTTGCAGATATCTGATTTTTGCCATGTTAATGGCGGGGATTCCCCCGCCCTCCTTCGGTAATTAGCTGCCTGCGCCAGCGCCGTAGTTGACGCCGGAAATCACCGCTACTGCGGCAGTACGGCGACGCTTCCAGTTGATCCAGCGCTCGGCACGAATAGCCACGCTGTTCGTCTGGAACATGGAAACCAGCTCGGTACCAGTTGGTGTAATGCTGTCACCAGCCGGATCGCTTTCCATTTCCAGAGACGCTTCGCGGGACATATCGACCGCCACGCCACCATCATCAGCGAGGTAGATATCCGGTGCGTTTACCAGCACCAGCTGGTTGCCAACGTACTGAGAGACAATCACTGGAAGGCCCTGGAAAGTACCGCCCAGTAGGGTCATTTCCGGGTACTCCTTCTGGCCCAGCGCATTCTTGCGCATGGACAGTGCCAGTGCCGTAGTGCTGGACATCAGCCAGACAGCACCGTTCGGCTGAAGGTTGGCCGCAACAAACACGCCAAATGCCGCAGCCGCGTCGTCATCCGGGTTTCCGGTAGACGGGACGGCGGTAATGCCGTTGGTAATGGACGCCGGAGAGACGTTGGCAACCTCAGATTTTGATGGGCTGATGAAGTCCGTATCAAGACGGGCAATGACCGCTTCTGCCAGCGCATTACGCACCAGTGCATCAGCTGCCGGATTGGAGAATCGGATCAGCTCATCGGTCAGCACCGCAATGGCTGCGACTTTGGCGAAGCTGAACGTTATGGACTCAAAGTCGAATTTGGTCAGCGGCTTGGCCTTACCCTGACCTACCCAGCTTGCAGATCCGCCGGAAGTTTGTGCCGGAATGCGAATGTTGAACGGGACCTGACGCAGGGCAGGAATACCACCCTGACCGAAACGACCGATAATGGTCTGCGGGCGGAGGAATTCAACAAAATCATTTGCGTATTCCTGATACTCCACCAGCGCACCAGCCCACTGAGGATCGGTCGTTGTGCCAGCACCAACAGCGGCTTTCAGCACATGGTGAAGTTTCGCATCATCCGGGTACTGCTTACGTGCAATTTCCAGCGCTTCAGAACGGCTGCCGTTTGCCGCCGCCAGTGCCTTGGCAAAACGGGCAAAGGCGATACCTTTCTCCAGATTTTGCTCAACGCGAATGATCCCCGGCGCGTTTGCCTTAACGGTGGTGACTTCGCCATTGGCAGTTTTTGTTACCGGTTTAGCCGTGGCTGCAATGCTGGCTTCCATATCACGAAGACGTTTCAGGTGTTCGTCTACAGATTTGATCTCAGAAGAAACGTTGTCATAGCTTTCAGTTTCTTCAGCATCGAGGGTACGGCCTTCATCGAATGCTTTGCTCATGATGTCACTTTGTGAAGCTGCCAGCGCCGCACGCTTATTTTCAAAACTTTTGATCTGTTCAGCGATATTCATCGAAATGTTTCCTTTTTTGGTTTTGGGTGCTGTAGCGCCAGCGGTTTTAGAGGTTTTCATTACCGGTTTCTCATTGCCTGACGCGGCGAGAAACTGGCGATCGAAAGATTTAACGGTCTGGATGGAGCATTCGGCATTGGCCGGAATGGTCACCGCCGAGACCTCAAGCAGGTCCCAGGACAAAAAGCGAATACCGCCTTCATCCAGGAAGGAATACTCAATTGGGCGGAACCCAATCGACAGGCCGCGTACCAGCCCCGCCTTAATCGAAGCCCACGCTTCATCAAGACGTGCGATTAACTGGGATGGCATGTCAGGGGTTGGTTTCACGAGCTTTGCTGTGATCTGCAACCCCTCTTTCACCATTTTTGGCGTGCAGGTGCCAATAGGCTGAGAGCGGTCGTGCTGCCAGAGGAACGGCGTATCGCTGCGGAATTTCGCCCCCTCCGGCTCCATAATGTCACCGTCACGATCGGGAGACGGTGTTGAGGCGATGCCGGTGATAATCCGCTCATCCTCATTTACCGACTTCACCGTCATGAGGGTGCAGGCGCGTTTAAGCGTCATTTGCTGGCCTCCAGAAATGAAAAAACCCGCATGCGCGGGCAATTAACTGACGTGTGTGTTAAACGAAAAATACCTGGTAGTCTTTTTTGACCGGTTCGGGGTTAAGAGCCATTAACGTAACGGCGTTGAATGTGGCCATAAGAGGGTCAATTTTCCCCTTCCCGCTGGCCTGTTTGGTGATGAGTATGGCGTTGCCTTTCGGCTCCACACGGGCGTTTCCTACGCACCATGCCATCAGAAGCTGACCACCATGAAGCAGAACACCCTCAGCCAGCTTTCGCTCGGTAGTCTTAATGGCGCCGCCGAGTTTCCAGCCCTGGCTGACCCCGGTTACAGCCTCATCAGGAATGCCTGCCTCACTGAGCGCATCAAGAATTTGCCCTACCTCAGAGGGGTCAATCCCGATTTTGTCCAGCAGTTCGGCTTCATAAATCCGGCTGACGTACTCTGCAACTTGCTCAACATCCTCGCCTACCCGCTTAACGATCGTCAGGTCACCGGCCCCCTCAAAATCCTTTAATTTTGAAATTTCGCTCTTTCGCCTTTCCAGGGCGATGGTATGTGCCCATGCATGGCACCAGCATAACCACTCGCGCGTCTGGCGATCGCGCCCGATAACAGCCAGGCCGAGAAGGTCATCGAGACCACCGCCATCGATACCAACGGTGACCACCTCAGCACGGCGCAAAATATCGTCAAAAGTGACGCGCCTTGCCTGTTGCTCCCAGAAATCTGCCCCTGACCATCTGTCAGCGCGCAGGGCGAGACCGATTTCAACGTTGGCGTGCTTGGACATAAAGCCACGGAAGTCTTCTTCCCCGGCCTCTTTCGCTTTGTTGTATTCGCGGTAAAGAAACTGCTCGTCAACGGAGTAACCCAGGTTGGGGTTAACCATCGCGAGGTTATCCAGAAGAAGATGCTCTCCGCTGGCAACCATTTCCGGTGGATGCTCAAATATCACCGGAAGAAAATGCGGGTCGTGAATTTTTCCGTCGCGAACATCACGGGCGTACTGTAACTTTTTCTTAAACACGCCAGCCGGCGGTTCGTTGGACTGCGTGGTTGTGTACATCACAAAGCCTTCAGGTCGTGATGCCATGCCACCGACTGCCTCACGCAGCATATCTTCGGAGTTATGTTGCTTACCAAAAAGCCACAACTCGTCAATGAGCGTGCCGACAGATTTAATCCCCGAAACGGTGTTGGGGTCGGCAGCCACCACTTTCAGCGTCGTGTCCGTTCCCCTGTGGGTGATTGTCCTGATGTGTGTCTGCACCTGGCAGAGGTCATCCAGATCATCATCCCGCTTTACCATGTCACGCGCCGGGTTAAAAGCGTTTGTCGCCACCTCTACGGTCGGGGCGATGATGGTGTACCCGGCAGCCTGACGCCAGTTAAGCAGCAACGCCGTCATCATGATCCCGGCGGCCAGCGTAGACTTGGAGTTTTTTTTGGGGATGAGCACAAACACTTCTGTAATGTGCCTGCGGCCAGTTTCGGCATCATACGAGCCGAACAGCGCTGCAACGAGATCGAAAACCCACTGCGCGCAGGATTCACCGAACGTTGGCGATCCTGGAGCATCAACGATTTTCAGTTGCCTGAAAACGTTCAGAGCTATTTCTGCCTGCTCCGGGTAAATCGGTGCAGGAATAATAGACTGGCCTTTCTTCAGGCGCTCCGCCCAGTCAGGGCAGGCAGTTGTCCACTCTGGCATCATGTATTCCCGCGATTATTAACCACCAGTTTCGGCGGTTGCTGAATGGCAAACTTATTGGCCGCTTTTTTGGCAGCCTCAGCTTTTGCATCCTTCTTACCGCCCTCACCTTTCTTCTGATGCATATAAGGCAGCATGGCCTTTGCAGCATCTTTCCTGGTTTCGATTTCGTAACCAACGTTGTTCATAACCGATTTCAGGAAGTCGAGAGGGTCTTCATACTCACCGGCGGACGATGCCGCAGGAGGTCGTTTTTCTTCAGGAGTGTTTACTGCTGGGGTATAAACATTCCTGCGATACGCAGGTTCGTCATCCACCTCAACTTTTTCTCGTTTTTTCCGCTCAATAAACGCGATGACCTCCGGGTCTTTAGCAAGCTGCGACCCCTTGGAACGCGCGGATTTTTCAGAATATCCCGCCTTTATTGCCGCATCCTTCTGAGACATCCCGGACATCAGCGCGAGAGCATATTTCCGCTTCTGCGCTGTTAACATGTTTACACCCTCCAGAGGGGGATTTTTTCTGCGAATGAGAGGGGGCGAGGTGTCCAGGGCGATCGATGTTTACTCTGGATGATACCCCCCCGGGGTTGGCTGGACTCAAAGCCCTACAAATCCTGATGCCTGATCGCCTTCAGGCACCTCATGCTTCAGGGCCTGCTCATCAGGCTGACCGGTGGCAACTTCACGTGCAGACTTACCTGCGTGACATTCAGTGCAGAGCGTCCACAGGTTGTGCTCCGAGTTATCGCCTCCGAACTGAAGCGCAATACGGTGGTCGAGTTCACTGTCAGTCAAATCAACAACCCGATTACACATACAGCAGAGACCATTGTCACGCGCATAGATACGTCGCTTCAAACTCACCCTTGCACTTCCACTTATGCGGCGCTGCTCACCGTAGATCGGCTTTATGCGTCGCGTATCAATGGCTTTCAGGCGTGGCTTTAACGTTGTTAGCTTAGACATGCAACCTCCACGCCCGGCGGCGTTCTATACGTGGTGCTGAGTCCGGGTGACGCTCAACCGGCTCACCATCGGCATGGTCCACCAGCGAGTAACACGGATAAACCACCGCGCCGCCATAGGCATCCCCGACTGCATAGTCGGCTGGCTTACTGCTGTCCCATCGAGAAAGGACTCGTTCAATATGCTGAGGCGGTACGCTGTAGCACACGCCGTGTATAAGGCGCGGCAGCGTGATGAAGTCAGACCGTGTCTTGTCAGCAACAATCAGACGTTCGGCTACCTGCATCTGATACTGAGGTGGTCGGCCAGTGCCCAGGTAAAAACTCACCAGCGATTCCGGGAAGCGGTTAAGCCAGCTCGTGACTGAAGTGAAGAACAAGTCCACTGGCATCGCATCATCTTCAACAACAACTACCCGGCAAGGTTGCTCAGCAGCCCATTCAAGTGCGCGTCGGTGATTCCAGTTCGCGCCGTGGTTACCGTCATCAATCAGCAGATGAGCATCCAGCAGCGCAGCAAGACGTTGTGCATGTCCTAAGCGGGTGTGATGGCCGACCACCACAAACTTAATCTCTTCAGCCACCAGCGAATCTCCAATAAAAATGCCGCACGATGGCGGCTACTGTTTGAATATCAGGGTGTTGCTTCGCTTTAACCCTGGTTAAGGTAATCATTCAGCCCGTCAGTGGTGGGACACTGGCGCACTCAGCGCAGAGGGATGGCTGATTACCTCTGGATAAGGAAAACAATATGTCTAACATCAGATATATCGAAGGGCTAAAGCTTTCAACAACATGTGACACTCTGGAAGACGTAGCAACCGAGGTAACAGCACTTAAATTGGCCCTTGGTTTATTATTCGCGAGACTGCCTGATGCAGAAAAAAATAATCTTTTGATTGAGTTGACTCAATACGACTACCCAGCATTTCAAAAGCTATCTACTGAATTGAAGCAATTTATGCCGAAGTAATTTTAAGGGCCAGGCAACTGGCCTTTAGTCGAAATTTTGGAGCAAAAAATACAACCATTTTCTTGTCTTCACTCAGGCACATGTAAGATTTACCCATAATACATATCTCTATTATTTATGTTTCCACCACGCAGACTCCTTGCCGAAGCCATCAGTTTTAAAAACGGTATGGATGCGCGGGCCGGTAACGATGCGATCTCCGAAAGATTTTGCTGCCATACCGAAAGCGCCCATGTCCACCAGCGTGGCGGGTGCTGTCTCCATCTTCCAGAAACGGTGGCTTTCAATCAGGTAATGCTGTCGGATGATCCGGTGAGCAAACTCCATTACGTCTTCACGGCTGCCACCAAGCAGCCCAGCATTCAGCAGTGGTTCATCACGATACTGCTGAATGAAATCGCTATACGCTTTGCCGTGGTGATTTGCCTTCATCCATTCGTCGGCATACGTCTTGTGCTCTGAGCCAACGTAAATTTTACCCGGCTCCATTTCTGCCCAGGGCTCTCGCAACATTTCAACGTCAGTACCGTCCGTACACCAGACAAGGTGATACTCAGGGTGCGCACGAAGAAACTGATAGATGTGAAGCCAGCGAGCAAAGTAAGGGCTCATGTCCACCAGCGGGACTTCAACCAGATCAGCACCAGTTGGCGACTCTTTTAATTCGTCAGCCAGGACAATCGGCAACGCGCCGGATATTGAGTCCGCCCAAACCTGAAGAGCCCGCGGGTCGGGTTTCATTTTTCCGCCCCGCTGTGGGTCTGGCTGACTCGTAAGCAGCGTCGTAATCACCAGATTCGGATTGGTACTATATGAAGCGAATCCGGTATAACCACTATCCCGCCGGGCGTTGAATATTCCGACGTTTCGTTTCACCAGTGCTTCACGGTCAGGCCGGGGAATAGAGCGCGTCCCCTCTTCATGCTCATCCATGGAGTGAATCAGCTTTTCAGAGCCGACCACATCAGCGAACGCCCAGGTCGATAACCCGGCGTTGTGAATGCGCAGCGCCAGATCGGGATGCTCGTACATGCCGCGACCGTATACCCGATCGAAACCACCAACCTTCTCGATAGCGCTACGGTGGTAATACAGCATCACGCCGCGCTGCCCGGTGTAAGCGATGTGCTTATCATCCCGGTACAGGACCGCCATATCCTTCAGCTTATTCGTCCCTGCCAGATCGAGAAACTGGTAAGCAAGGTGCGGTTCGGGTGATTCGAGGTATGGCAAGTGCCAGTTATCAGCGATGGGCCAGGCGTCATCGTCCCAAAGGAAAAGATGTTCGCACCCGGCGTTCATCAGCGCGGTTAAACTGGCGTTCTTCGAAGCAACGATGCCGAGTGATTCATCATGGCTAATCAGCTTTACGCCGCCAGGTACTACTGCGGCAGGTTTAGAACCATCGTCGATAACAACCACCAGCGCGCCAGCGGGAAGATGCTTCATGTGCTGTTCGAGTGCTCGTTTTAATACGTCTGCGCGCTGATGTGTCGAAATGGCAATGCCGATCCGGGATGAAACGACGCTGGCGGGAGCGTATGGGACACCATCAATAGTGACCTGCATTTGATTTTCCTTTTAGACGTGAGCCTGTCGCACGGCAAAGCCGCCGAAAGTTTACGGTTTGCCCAGGCTCACAGCTGAAAGACTTTCTTTGATGTGCGCGTGCGATGCGCATAAATGCCGCGCGATGCGGTTACTGTCTGAATATCAGGGTATTACTTCGTTCCAACCCCGGGTAAGGTAAGCATTCAGCCCGTCAGTGGTGGGACACTGATTCACGCAAAGAGGAGGAATGGCTGAATAACTCTTCGAAGGAAAAAGGATGATCACCAAAGTAAAAATCAAGTTTATTTCCCCTATTGATGGATCGGTATCAGATACCCCCACGGAGCATGCAATTCCCGTAGTTCCATTGACAGTATGGCCAAGTAGCTCAAAAGATATAAACGTTTATAAACCAAATGGATTGAAGGCTGGTGCCTACGCACTTATAGATACCGGAGCAGATCTTTGCTATGTGGATTCAGACTTTGCTGACGATTTAAAACTCCCAATCGCGGAAAAAACAACTGTGAGCGGAGCCACCTCAACAATAGAAACTACAGTTCGGCATGCGGTAATATCGTTCACTGAGGACGAAAGAGTTTTTTCAACAGAATTGACTTCAGTGCCATTGGTAAGTAACGGGAGAAAATTCCAGGTCGTTTTCGGAATGCAACTAATTAAAATGGGCGCCCTTACGATGGATTTTTCCAATCAAGTATTTGAGTTAACATTTTTTAACTAACCCCCCAGGGATACCTCCCTCTTTTGCAAGACTGGATAAGGGCATTGCTTTTGCTGTTTTCCAAGAATCGGTACCAGAATTGAGTTGCGATTTAATATCTTTTAATTCGCTCTCAATTCTCTTTACACGTTCAGCTAAAGTCATGATTGCCTCTTAATAATCGCTTAACATCTACAAAGCCTGCCCGAAGACAATACATACCATTATCAAGCCCACCAGCAGGTGAGCTTTGTAATGGTTACTGCTCTTTGGTAAATGACGTTATTCCTAGTTCTTTAAGCTGATGTTTAACGGCTCCAATGCGTCGGCTAAGTTCCCCAGTAACGCTGCTACGTACCGCATTAACAAAAGCATCATCCTGATAACGACTCTGAATCGTTATGCCAAGCCCTTCCCCGCGGACGACGAGCGAGTACTGCCATTCAAGTTCCTTAAGCTGTTCGCATAAGGCTGAAGCCGCGTTAACATTATTGATGTTCATTTCCATGCACCTTTCCGCAGTTCGCCTGCCACGCTTTGTTATGCGCCAGGATGTCTCGCTTCGTCTGGCGGTCAAGAACATCAATGTCGTGATCAGTAAGGTAGATTGGCTTTACCCAGTCACAACCGGTATCAATCACCACCGGCACGCTTCCACGTGTCCCGCAGCTCGCGATCAACATCGTCGCCAGGCATATGGTTAACAGTCTGCTGTACATTGCTGGCCTCTTTCGTTGCTTCTACCCGGCGTTCGGCTGCTGCGACCGTTGCCGCTGCATTATCTTTGGTGCGCTGCTGGTTGGCTTTAGCCTCTGCTTTACTGGTGCCGCGAATATGGCCCAGGCCAAAGGCACCGGCGATAGCGGAAATCACCAGTGCGGCCAGCCCGATTATCGTTTCGATACCCACACTCACCTCACACCAGAACAGATTTCGCCAGGTTAAACAGCGCGCGGCGTTTATCCAGACCATTACGGCCGCCATTGATAAGCAGTGTCACGCGCTCAACGTCGCCGGAATGAAGCAGGCAACCGCGGGAGGCAAAGAACCATGCAGCTGAGCGCGCGGCGTATTCATCCTGTTCAAGCAGCTCCGGATGAGTAACAAGGTCAAGTTTTAGAGCGTGGCCACAACTGCGATAGTTGCTCAGGCCGGTAATCTGTTTCAGCCCGCGACCGCGATATTTCCAGCCATCACCAGCGACCTGATTTCCCAGGTGTTCTTTACCCCATTCACCGCCGTACACCAGATTGGCGATCGCTTTCTGGTTTGCCGGTTGCGCTGCCGTTCTGCCAAGTGCAGCGGCCTGCTGTGGAGTGATGCGGTGGCTGCCGAACGTCGGGACCAGGTTTTCAGCCGCATAATTAAGATTTTCCACCAGCCGGGTAAATCTCGTGCTTTCATGCCCCATCTGGGCAATAAACATCGCCTGATCAAGCGGTGCGGTTATACCGTATTCCTTCATAGCGGCGTCGATATGCGGAAACCAGCGCGCAGCTAACCCGGCGCTGATACCAGCCGCCTTCTGAAATTGTTGTTGGTTCATTAGTGCCTCAGTGCATCAACCAGGCGCGCCATGTTTCCCCGTGCCCAGAGAAGAGCTGCGCAAATCAGGACGTTCACCAGCACCACAAACCAGTGTGATTCGTGATACAGGCCAAACAGGTAACGGAAAGGGACGCTGGCGTAAACCAGCACCGTGAAATAAGCCATCAGCGATATCAGAGGGCGATGTCTCGCCCCGCCGCGCTGGTAGAACATCAGTGCAATAACGATAACAGCAGAGATAATTGCGTTTGCCATTGCACTCGGATCACTTGTTACCATTGCTGGTCCCTCCTCCACGCAAGCGAGAGAGAATTCCAAACAGGCTACCCAAATCCTGACTATTGACGAACGTCAGCAGCTTAATAGCAATAGCGGCTACGATTACCGCGCCCAGCGCATCAAGTGGCCTGTCGCTATACCCCGTCCATTTGGAGAAGTAAGAGCCAAGCAGTGGAGCGCCGATAACGCCGAAGATGAAAGAGGTGATGAAGTAGCCCACCAACTTAAGGCGGCCGATATTAACCGCCGTAGCGACGTAGAACACCGCACCAGCGAATGCGCCAAATACCACACCGTAATCTATGCCGGTTGCCAGGCCGAACATGCTGGCTCCCATCAGACCACCAGCCGCTACCGTAGTGCCAGAAACAGGATCGGACATTTAGCCCCCTCTTATTGCCGTGAGTCCTCTCAGAACGAGGGGAAACAAAAAAGGCCGCCCGGAGGCAGCCCTTAAAATAAAAAACCCGCAGCAGTGGCGGGTTTATGTTTTGATTTGTTGCTCAGTACGCTTTACTGTCCCGAGCCTAGCACAATTTAAGCACTTTTTTGCTCACTCTGCAACTTAAATCTGTCGCTATTTGTGCCGAACGCGTCACAAAGTGGTGCGTAAAGGATCGATTCTGCAAGACTAACCCATGTATCAATGCGACGGCGGCACGTGATGAGGGTCCAGTCGGGGTGTTTTGAATTTAGCTCTTTAGCCATCTGGAGTTTGCTTTTACGCAGACGATGACGATCAACAATCACGCCATATAGCCCACGGTATTCTTCGTTCATAAGCACTGCGGCAATAACGCCGTCAATCTTTAGCCCCTCCTCGTCTGAGCAGAACGCCAGGCCAGTTTTGTTTTTACTGTCGAGAATTTCACGCAGGTATGCTTCCAGCTCGGGTTTAGTGATGCCGGATTTCTTCATGCGGCGCAGCGCATCGTTGATGGCGGATTTGGTTATTTTCCCGGATGCCAGCAGCTGGTTGAACATGTTTCCGCCCGAGCCACCACCGATATAAGACCAGCGGCCCCACATGCGGAGCTTTCCCTGTACCCAGATACTTTCGAGAGTGCGAAGGCGAACCAACTCGCCGGATTTGCCTACTTCTGAAGGATTGATCATTTGCGTCTCCACTTACGCCAGTACGCCGATTGCCAGCGCACGATCTAAAAACCGAAACAGCAGCGTTAACTGGTCGCCGTATTTCGCTTCAAATGCCACAGGATCAGCGTGTAACTCGTCGTGATGCGCTCTGCACAGCGGTATCACAAACAGGTCATGCGCCTTAGTACCCATTCCACCCTGCCCGTGGCCTATCAGGTGGTGGGGGTCGTCTGCTGGGTTATTGCAGCAACTGCACTGCTGCGACTTCACCCAGCGGGTGTATTTCTCGTTTTCCCAGCGTCGGCGCTTTGGCCTCAGCATGAAAGATTCCGGCGTTTCAGGATCGACCTTCACCGCCACTATCTTTTTTGCCTTCTCCTGAAAGATTTGCGTAGCCGGTAATGACGGGACAATGTCGCTTTCCCTCATCACTGAACTGTGCGGTTCTGGCTTGATTCTGAGTGCTTTACTCGCCACTGATTCAGGAACAAGGTCAGCCAGATCGTTACGTACCATCCACCAGCAGAACTCAGGAAGCGAAAGAGTGTGGTCAGCGCTGAAACCTAAATCAATATTTACCCTTTCCAGCAGCCATTTTACCAGGTTCTGCATGGCAATTCCTGCAAGTCTTTCAGTGGTTTGCTCACGTAAATGGTTATCACACGACCAGCAAAGACGAATGCTCCCCGGAGCGTGGCGCATAACCGTAAAGTCACTGGCATGCCAGTCAGTGTGAGGCCACTGACATTCAAATTTTCTCTCCAGCCAGGCATCAAGGCTACTCAATCCACCAGCTCGCTGAATGACCCTCTCGTTAACGAAAATAGCCTGCATGTTGGCATCGTCAGTAAGAGGCTGGTGGGCTTCAGGGATTAATCCAGATGGCAGATGCTGGATGGCTTCGGATGGTGGCTCAATAACTACCCTTCCCTGACGGAATAGCCAGAGCAGTTCTGTACCAGGGCGGAACAGAACCACCCCGGACATCGGCGCAATTTCAGGCGTCAGTATGGCTCTCACCCAATTCCCCCCATTGTTGGTTGATGCCTGGTTATCGATATTTCTACCCTTCCGCCATGCACTTTAGGTCCCCACTCCACCAGCATTCTCTGCACCTGGCTGTCATCCTCCCAAATGCCTGCGTGCGTGAGCGCGTCAAACAACGCCTTGTTGTAGTTGTCGATGTCGCGGCGGCGGGCATCTGGTGGAAAGAGAAGGATCTCCACCGCAGCTGGTGATGATGATGGTTTTGGAAGGCAACGCAGTTGCTCAATGATCGCAGCACATGCCGCGCTCTGGTATGCCCTGCCCTTCTCGCTGATAAGATGGCGGCCTTTTAACGGCCCCTTGTTTGGGGCTCGCCAGTAAGTGTTTACGCTCGGTGGGAACGGGAGCACCAGTTTCATAACGTCACTCCCTGTTTTTTCAGCCATTCAACAGCGTTATCTCTGGCCTTATCTCCACCGGATAGCAGGTCTTTGATGATCGTCACTGGATCTGCATCCCATTCCGTTTTGACGACGGTAATGCCCCTGGCAGCGCCAGGAGCAACAGTGATGTAACCTTTTTTCTTAAGCGACTTCACGTGCGCTACAGCAGCGTTCGGTGATGCGCAGCCAATTAATCCGGCAAGCTCCAGCATCGTAGGTGGGAAGCCTGCCTTTTCGATATGAACCTTGATAGCTTCAAACACTTCATTCTGACGCGGCGTTAATTCAGGTTTCATGCGGCGCGCTCCTGTTGTTTTTTCATGGGAACGGCAACTGCCGGTATAAGCTCAACAGCTGGTGATTCAGATTGATTTCCCCAGTGGTCCCAGCCAGGCGCACCGCAACGGCTGAATAGTTCGATGCGCGGGACGTCACCGTAAAGCTTCTCCAGACGGAAACGCGCCTCTGCTGGCTTCTGGCTGTGCTCACCGAGTGGGCTGTAAATAACCTGCTTGATGCTGGCGCACTTGCGTTCAAGTCCATTTCCCCTGGTGGCGATCAAGAGGTCTTCGGTATTGGCTCGGGTGTAGTTCCCGCCGTTCATGCGTGTTTGTACGTTCAGCAGGTCGAGGAAGTCGTAAAAATCCTCCACACACCCTGCCTGAAGTGCTTTGTTGATATGCTGCTCTGCCAGTGGGTTGAACTTAACCCAGGTAAAGCCCTTCATCGTGCGGACCTTAAAGCCCCACGCTTCAGCCAGTTCGATAGCCTCTCGGGTGTGCGTACCGGTGAACCACATAGCCAGAACTGCATCCTCGGCAGCCAGGTCCCAAACCGCGAGGCGTTTCATGTCGATAAGCTTCATCGTGCCGTAATGGTTATTTGCAGCGCCATTGCTGATGGTATTCCCGTATTCCCACGCAGGGTCGGCATAAATCAGTGAATATTTCATCAGACATTCCTCGCTCGGCCAGCCAGACACCATGCATCAGAGGGTGCTTTCACTTTCGGTGCCATGCTCAGGCAACGCTGCCGCTCAATCAGTATCTTCATTCGCTGCTCTTCGTTCTTGGAGCGATTGAAGGCATCCATCAGAACGGTGGCCGCACGCAGGTAGAGCCCTTTTTCAAACAGGTCCTGAGCCTTATCCATCATCGTGGTTACAGCTGGATTCGGCGCTTCTTCCTGTTCTGATACAGCGGGTGTATCTGCCCGGTTAATTTTTAGTGCAGAACGCCCCTCGCTAACGTCACCACCCGGTGCTTTGGCAAAATACTGGTAGCACTTGCCGTTATGCTGGCGGGTTGCGCGATTCAGTCTGACCAGATGACATACACCGCGCTGAACAGCGTGAACGTCGTATTGAGGCATCGAAGCTGCGATCTGTTTGTTCGTTAAACCAGGATTATCAGCGATAAATATTTGAATATCTTTCAGAAGGCTCATGAGTTCGCTCCTCTGAAGCCCGCCGGGACTTTGCTGTAGTCGGTATTCTGGAAGCTGGATTTGAAGATTCCATCCTCACGCTCCCACTTCCCGTTAACACGCGCTGGCCTTCCGGCATTCGCCCAGTTGGTAGCGGACTTCAGGTAAGCTGGAAACTTCGTTGGCTGGAAAAGCGTTTGTGGGCGCAGGTAGGCCGCCATTGTTAAATCGTCGCTCCACTTGGCGTTGCAGTAGTCCACCACCAGCGACAGCTCTTCAACGGTGAATCCCTCCCCGATGCGGGCGCGAATGTTTTGCAGCGAGGTTGTTGAAACCTGATAACGCGAACTGGTCACCTGGTTCAGGTGGGTTAAAACTTGTTTAGCCTGATCGGTAATCAACACATCACCGTCTGGTTGCGGCGCAACCGGACAAATAGGGTTTTTAATATCTGTAGTATTCTCTGTTGTATTCTCTGTAAGAACATCAGTGCAATTTGACCTGATGAGAGCGGTTCGTTTTGACCCGATGGAACGTTCCACTTTGACCTCTTCCATCGGTTCATTTTGACCTGATGGAAGAGTGCATTTTGAACTCTTCGATTTGGTCACTTTGACCTCATCTAAAAGCTCACTTTCGTAGTTAATCGTGTAATAGTTCGTCATGTCGCGCTGAGACTTATTCAACTGCTCAACTTTGAGTACGCCAAGGTTTTTCAGGCGGGTGAATGTGCGCTTCAGGGTGGATTCAGACCAGAACGGGAACTGCTCCAGCCACTGCTCATTGGTGTTGTAAATCCAGCGCACGCCGTCACGCTCCAGTCCGGAGGTGGTTTCTTTCAGCCAGTAATTAACCTGCTGCAACGCAATGGCCTCGTTCAGCCCAATGCTGTACGCAAGGTCAGGGTTAATCACTATCGGGCGGGATGGCATTAACAGGCTCATGATCGTCCTTTAACTCTGTAAATTTACGCTGGAATTGCTCAAGAGGGCTGAAGCACTCATGATCGTACCCTTCGCGAAGGTATATAACGCGTCGAGTCTCGGGCTCCCATCTGATGACGCGCACCGGGACGCCATAGTGATCTCTGAAACGCCGGTTAAGTTCTCGCATAGCGCTCTCCCCTTCCGACGCCAGACACCCACAATCGCCATAGCCCTGCTGTGGTTACATGGAACCCAGCGGCCTGATACCATGCGCTCATACCGAAACGACGAGGTTCCAACAACGGGAATACCACGGAGTTGCGGGAGACGGTTGTTTACCGTTAAACTGTTCATGCGTTAGTTTCTCCACTGATACGACACGCCAAGGGGCCCGGAGCTGCACACTCGCGGGCCTCACCCATTTCTGGAAGGCAATAAACACGGGAAATAAGGTTCAGGAATGTCATGAGAGTGACCCTGAACTGATATGCGATATCGTTAAGACTTTGCCACTCGCTCCGGTCAACTACGCCATCTTCGATATAATGACGGTATGCGTTGACCAGCTCACCTAGCCTCCCCACCAGCTCGGCCAGTTTCAGGCCAATCTCTTCGTTTTCATCATCTGGCACGGCGCCGGGAACGTGAATACCGTTATCAGTTTCACGAGAGAACGCGTCAGCGATATAACTCACGCTAGCAGCGCTCTGAAGCACCAGTGCCCAGCCCATTGGGAAGATCTGGTCACCACCAGCACGAAGGCGGTTAAAGAGTGAATTCTGGGTTTCGTCCAGAATCTCCGCCGCTTCAGCGTATCCGCCTGGCAAAGCGGCAATCGTCTTCCTGATTGCGCTCACCAGCCAGGCGGGCTGCTTCTCAACTTTCCATTCAGGTTCTTTACCCACGGTCATATCCTCCTTTCTGTGGTTACTGCTTGTGTTGAGAATTGTTAAATTTGCTGTAGAGAGAGGCGTCGTATTTCAACTTCCCGTTTGTAATTCTTTCGATGTAAAGAGCCTGTTTTTCTGGAATAACCTCTCCCCATTGACAAACGGCACTGTGAGTTACCCCTAAGGCAGCTGCGGTTTTAGAAATGCCGCCGTAGTAGTCGACGACTGTCCCTTTATGCATGGTTTGAATCCTCATTAGTTAGCATTCTTACATCGTATATGGACAGCATACTTACGTCAATAAAATGTAAGATTGCTAACGTGCATTCCGAGGAGATTATATGGATACCGTTGGCAGCAGACTGAGATTCAGAAGAAAGCAGAAAAAACTAACCCAGCGCGATGTCGCTGAGTGGGCTGGAGTAAGCGCGTCTGCTGTGACCCAGTGGGAAAGTGATTTAACTAAACTTTCTGGTGAAAACTTGATACTGGTGTGTAAGTGCCTTCAGTGTTCGCCGGAGTGGTTGGTTTTTGGTTCAGGCGATATCGAAAATGGCATTAACATCAACTTAATGTCTGCCAGAGAGGTCCCTCTGATATCCTGGGTGCAAGCTGGCAATTGGACTGAAGTAATTGGCAATCCAAGCAATGAGCAAGTTAAAACGACTCGCAAGCTTTCCGATTCAGCCTTTGCTTTGAGGGTTAAAGGGGATTCAATGACTTCCAGTCAGGAGTTGAGTATTCCTGAAGGTTCTATTGTAATTGTTGAGCCCGAGTTCGGCTTCGTGGATGAAGCAAACGGTAAAATTGTCGTGGCTCAAACGGTTTCTGGCGGTGAGGCGACCTTAAAAAAACTAGCGATAGATCCCCCTTTTTCGTACCTGATTCCACTAAATCCGGCGTTCAAACCCATTGAGGTGAACCAAGAAACCAATCTAATTGGTATAGTTAAGCAAATAATCATTGATCTTTAGACCAAGCCCAACCCTTACAAGCCCGCCGTTCGCGCGGGCTTTTTAGTACTCAAAAAATAATAGTAAGCAAACTTACAAAATTAACTTGACTGTAAATGTAAGATGTCTAATATTGAATCCATCAGCAGCGAACATTGTGAGTAATCAACATGAGCGAGCAATCAAAGGGTGTAGTTAGCTTAAAAGCTGGATTCATTTATCAGAAGGTAGGGGCTACCGAAGGAGAGCCAGTTATCGACGCAAGTGGAATGTCTGATGAGCAGATCTTTGGATGGATGGAGAAAAAGGTTGAGGCAGTAAGGCGGCTTCAGAGTCTGGTTCTCACTAAAGCCGAAATTGAAAAACAATTATCTATCCTGAATACACAAATTGAAGAGGCTACTGCGCAGAGTCGAATAGAAGTTTTTCGGCCAGATCAGGATCCCACTCCTCATCGATAAAATCAGTAAACGTAACTGGGTATCTCCCGGCAATCATTGTTGAAAAGTAGCTTTTAGCCTGACCCTCAAGAGATTCGAGTGATAGTTCATCGTGAAGTGCGATAAAAACATCTGAATGAATCGCCACGGATAATCTAGACACTTCCGAGCCGTTGATAATACTGGTTTTCATATTCTGTCGGTGACATCTGTTCGCTAGAACCATGCCGACGCTTACTGTTATAAAACATTTCGATGTAATCAAAAATATCACTGCGGGCTTCTTCCCGCGTTCCGTAGATCTTTTTCTTTATCCGTTCACGTTTCAACAACTGGAAAAAACTTTCTGCAACCGCATTATCATGGCAGTTACCGCGACGGCTCATGCTACCCTCCAGGCCGTGTGATTTCAGGAACGACTGCCACTCATGGCTTGTGTACTGACTGCCCTGATCCGAATGAACCAGCACCTGTTTTTCGGGATTACGCCGCCATACAGCCATCAGCAGTGCGTTCAGGACAATGTCCTTTGTCATCCGGGATTGCATGGACCAGCCGATAATTTTGCGTGAGAACAGATCAACAACAACGGCAAGATACAGCCAGCCTTCGTGGGTCCTGATGTAGGTTATGTCCGTTACCCAACGCTCATCAGGAGCATCCGGATTGAACTGTCGCTGGAGCCTGTTGGGTGACACGATACTGGCCTCGCCTTTACGTGCCCGCGGGCTTCGGTATCCGACCTGAGCCTTTATTCCGACACGTTTCATCAGTCTCCAGACTCTGTTTACTCCGCACTGTTGCCCGCTGTCACGCAGATCCAGATGGATTTTGCGATAACCATAGACGCATCCCGATTCCAGCCAGAACTGTTTAATCTGTCCTGTCAGTCTCAGGTCTGCCTGATGGCGTTGTGAATGCGGCTGCTGAAGCCAGGCGTAAAAACCACTGGGATGAACATCCAGCACCCGACAGAGCAGGCGAACAGGCCAGCAACAGGAGTTGTCACGGATAAAGGCGTACCTCAGTCGGACAGCTTTGCGAAGTACGCCGCGGCTTTTTTTAATATGTCCCGTTCGTCGGTAACCCGTTTCAGCTCTTTCTGGAGACGGCGGATCTCGGCCTGAGCATCTGACTGTTCTTTATTAGTGGAAGAATCCGGACCGTACTTCTTTATCCAGGCATAAAGGCTGTGGGTGGTGATATCGAGACGTGTTGCAACGCTGGCAACAGAATAACCGCGATCAACAACCTGTTTGACTGCTTCAGTTTTAAACTCTTCAGGATAACGCTTACCGCTCATGGGCACCTCTCTTTAAGTCATCTTAAATGACTCTGAGGTGTCTGTTAAACGCGTGGCGATTCAGAAAGGCTCATCGCGCGAATCTCTGACAGTGGCCAGTTATATTTCTGAAGAAGTTTGTGGTGGAGAGCTTTAGCGCCGGGGAGTTTGTTAATCGTGGTCTCATGCTTATTGCGATGTGCAGCAAGCAATAAGTCGAGGACGCACAGTTGAACGGCGCGATTAGTTACTTTAGATAATTCGTTAGAGTCAACAAAACCGATGGTTTTGATTTCTCTGATTTTTGCAATGTGCTGCTCCGTTGCGGAGTATAGGTGACCAAATCCGTTAATCATGAGCATTACCCTTCTTGGCTGTGTGAGAACTCCAAGAATACCACCGAGCCTGATGTGGTGAAAAGACAGGCAAAGTTTTGATTGCTGTGTGTAGTCTTGGCGGTCGGCAGTTTTGAATGTCCTTAATGTCGACCGCCCCTTTTACACAACTGAAAGCGCGTTCAGCGTTCAACTTGAGAGGCCGTAGTCGTTAAATCAACTCAGGAGAACGCGCTTCCAATTGTGGAGAAGCTAACTGGCGGTGGCAGCCGCCCGTTTCACTAAGTGCCCTGGCTGGGTGCTTACTAAAACGAACCCCCTTAATTTTTTGTCGCCAACCGGCGAGGGATTCGTGCAACCAAAATTCAGCGCTGTGCAGAGCGCTCATAACACGGAGAAACTATCCATGACGAACACACAGAACGTCACCGAGTTACAACCACGCATGACCAGAGAGCAGCTGATCGAGGCGGCACGTATCGCCGCTAAGTTCCTGCCAGTTGCATCAGCTCAGCTTATGAATGAGCTTGCTAACCGTCTCGATATCACCAGCGTCGCGCTTTGTGAAGCGATGGGCCAACGCAAGGCATTAATTGAAGCTTTAACCACCATAGCTAATTCGGAGCTGCTTGAAGGCGAAACTGTAGTTTGTGATTTTTCGTCTTTGGTTTCTGTGGCTGCTGGTGCATTACACAAGGCCTACAGCAGCCAATGCAAACAAGATATTGAAGGGGTCACCAACAATGGCTAACTCATTCAAGCAAATGACCCGTGACGGGACCATCAAGCGCACCGATACCGGGATGTTCATCAGCCTCGACCAAATCCATGTGCGGGAAGGTTTCAACAAACGCGAAGATGATGAACGTACCCGCCAGGCAGATGATGACCTTTTCAACTTTCTGATGAATGGTGGCTCCGTTCCCCCGCTGGAGGTTATCGCCCGTGATGAAGGTGGAGTGTGGGTTGTTGAAGGCCACCGTCGGCGTCGCTGCTATGCGCGCTGTGCAGAAGCTGGTAAGCCAGTAGACCGCATCCACATCATGCCGTTCAACGGTAGCGATGTTCAGCGCCTGGCGCGCATCATGACCAGTAATAACCAGCTTCCGCTATCCGATATGGAACAGGCAGCTGTTATTCAGGAGCTACATAACGCCTTTAACCAGACCACCAGCGAGATAGCAAAGCTGGTGAATAAGTCTGTGGCCACCGTCGAGAAGCTGCTGCTCCTCAGTACGGCGAACCATGACGTTCAGCAGGAGGTTAAATCCGGTGCTGTGTCAGTCGATGTCGCGGTTGATCGCGTTATGGAGTATGGCGAACAGGCCGGGAAAGTACTCCAACATGATAAAGCTGTAGCGGCTGCTCAGGGTAAATCGAAAGTAACCCGTAGCTCTATCGCGCCGGAGCTGAGTGTAAAGAACGCGCGCCGTTTCGTTGAGCTGATGGCTCAGGCCACGATCAGTGATGAAGGCGTCTTCACTCTTGAAGGGAGTGCACTGGCCGAGGCGCTGTCGATTATGGACGAACATAAAGCGATTGCCGAAGCGCGTGAAACTTACCGCCTGTCACAACCAGTCCCTGAAACTGAGATCAGAGGGAAAACTCTTTACGTCAGACTTGAAGGTAATGAGATCGGGAAAGCGCAAATCTATCGCGGTAAGAACGTCATCCTTAATGGGATTGTCACCAGCCAGTCAAAGGCAGTGGCCTACTTCGTTAAGCAACACAAATTGCAGCAGGAGCAAAATCATGACAGCCAATAAACCAATGACCGGCAAACAGCTGGATGAACTGATGACTATTGCAGTCAACATGCAACGAGACAGTGAAAAAGTGAGTGATCGACCTGCTGCTTTGTTCGCTTATGCAGTGCAGGTAGCTGTTCTGGAACTGCGTAAGGTTCGTAATGAAGCTGCGGCGCTGGCTGCGGAGAATGCGGGGATTAAAGCTGCGATTGACGCAACTATCAGATGGCAGCAATCAACCGATCCGGAGAATGTCGAAAGCGTTCGAATGCTGGTCGACGTTAAAACCCCAGCAACCGAAGTTATCCTGGCTGATGTAATGGCGCAGGGGGTGGAGATGTTCGCCAAAGAGATGCATGCAGATATCAGCGGTGATGATGCCCGCGAGTTCGCCGCCCAAATTCGCAAAGGAGCGCAGTCATGAGCAACCGTACAGACAAAAACGAAATCATCGTTTCACCAATCAATGACGATCGCCTGAAAACAGGCATGAACAGAACTCGTTCTGGTAGCACGCAGCTTTTTGGTGGCACTACCCACGAACCGGAAATCACGCTAACGCCCCCAGAAAAGCACCTTTACGCTCTGGAAGTGAGAGGCGTTTGGATGTGGGTTAATGGCTGCGGACACTGCAATCAGAACGGCGAAAAGATGTCGTATGTAGTTTGTGAAGAACACGACCGCTGCCAATGCTGCGGAGTTAACCGTAAAGACGCCATCACCATTCCACCCAGAAGTGAGCATGATATCGGTGGTGGTGTATGGGGTTCTCGTGATGCTAATGGTTTTTGGGGTTGGACATGCCATTTATGCCATGAAGCAGAAGAGGAAAAAATTCGCACTGAGGCTCTTGCGAGGGTTGAGAATAATTCGGATTACAACGAGTGGGATTACTTCAGCGAAGATGAGGCCAAATGCCCATGGTGCAATGCCAAAGTTGATACCGAGGAAAGTTATGACGCTGATGGCGACAAGCTAACCTGCGATGAATGCGGTCATTCCTTCACGCTTACCGCAGAACACACTGTAACGTGGACCACAAAACGTCAGGGAGATGCTCAATGAGCGGTCAAATTAAACCTTGCCCATTCTGCGGCAGCAAAGATGTAGAGGCATTCGCGCAGTACGAAGAGGATTGCCCTTACCAGTCGGCAATTGTTCGCTGCCATTCTTGCGACGCGCAGTCTGCTCAGATGGTTGGAGCGAACAAAATCAACATGGCGATTGCTGCATGGAATAAACGTGTAGGGGAGGCCGCCCAATGAGCAACATCGACAAACGCGCATTACGTAAAGCCGCCGAAAAACATGGAGATGACGACATTCTGGCGCTGCTGGATGAGCTGGAAGCCAAAGACAAGCGGGTTGCTGAGCTGGAGGCGCGGGAGGTGAAGTTGCCTAAGCCCATTAGTGTTTTACATCGTCGAGATTTCATGGATGCGCACCGGTCTATCTATGCATATCCAGAGGCGGAAGTTAATGCTGCTTTAGCCGATGCTGGCATCAACGTCGCCGCAGCCGCTAAAGGAGAGTGATATGGCTAACTTGCTCGACTTACTCGGCATAGATTCACGGCGCAGCTGCATGACACTTGTTGAGTACAAATATGACACTGACACGCGGGACAGGTTTTCAAAGTATCTCGTAAGGCACACATCCAGCGTTAGCAAAACAACCCTAGAGCAATACGTTACTATCGATCGCGATCGCTATGGTGCATTCAAACCCGTTGTCGCATTGGACGATTTCCCCAGCGGACTAAGCGACAGGGAATCAATGCTTAAACTGGCTGACTGGCTGCATCGCCTTGGCGTAGCGATTGAAGATGAATGGAGCAACCCATGACATTAACCAAAGAATGGCTCCTGAAGACCATCGCGGAGCTTGAAGAAGAGCGCGATGCAACTCCCGGCGCAGTAAACGAAGACGCGGCCATGGCGCTTGAGGCGATGAAGATTGCTCTGGCATCGCTACTTTATGGTAAAGCAGAACAAACAAACTACCGCGCTATCGTTGAGCGGATAGCTGAAATAATTCATGGCAAAGTTATGGATATCGATCTGCTTACGGTAACAGTTAAGAGCATGAAGGATAAATTGCAGAAATAAACACCGGGTGCAGCCGGTTAAGTGGAGAGAAACGCATGGGGCAGTTAGTAACACTTCATGAGTGGGCATCTGGTCCTAATGGATTCAAATATCCATTAAGCAACTCAGCATTAAACAAAATAGCAAAGACCAAGCAGACTTATCCGCCAGCCTTAAAGCAAGGTCGACGCTGGGTTATAGATGAAGATGCTCGTTTTGTTGGCATGGTTGGCAGTGTTGATATTTCTTCATCATTATCAGACAAGGCCCGCCAGTTAGTGGAGAAAGCAATAAATGGCAGCTCGCCCCAGAAAACATAATGTCAAAATACCCAACCTTTACTGTAAATTAGATAAGCGTACTTCAAAAATATATTGGCAATATCGCCACCCTGTAACAGGTTCATTTATTGGATTCGGAACAGATGATGAAGCGGCAAAAGCTGCTGCAATCGAGATGAACCGTATAACCGCAGAACAAGAAACTCAGCAATCATATGCCCTGATTGATATGGCAATGAAGAACTCAGGCAAAAAGGATCAAGGCATACGTGTTTCTGAGTGGATTAAAAAATACATAGAAATTCAGATGGATAGGCTGCGCGACGGGGAGATAAAAAAACCTACTGTAAAATCCAGACGATTATGTTCTCAGATCCTCGCAGACAGAGTTCCAAACCTTCGCCTGAAAGATGTAGATACAAGACTCATTGCAAAAATAATTGATGAGTATAAGGCAGAGGGAAAGCACAGAATGGGCCAACTGATAAGAAGCGTACTAAACGACGTGTTCAAAGAGGCCCAGCATGCTGGCGAGGTTGATCCTGGCTACAACCCAGCCTTGGCTGTAAAAAATCCCATTGCCAAAGTGAAACGAAGCAGACTTAGCATTGAACAATGGAAGTTGATTTTTGAAAGCGCAGGCTCTTTGCCGCCTTGCGCTCAAAATTCTATGCTTCTGGCTTTAGTAACAGGGCAAAGAATAGGTGACATAGTTGAAATGAAATTTAGTGACATTTGGGATAACCACCTTCATGTTACCCAAAATAAAACCGGAATGAAGTTAGCTATCCCCTTAAATTTAAGGTGCGATGCAATCGGATTGACTCTGGCTGATGTTATCCGTAAGTGTCGCGATAGAGTAGTGAGTCCTTATCTGATACATCACGTTAAGCATCACGCTTACGGTAAAGCAGGATCTCACGTTCCCGAAAAAACAATATCAAGATATTTCAAGGAGGCAAGAGATAAAGCAAATATTACCTGGCCAAAGGATTGCACTGCCCTCCCGCCGTTTCATGAACAGCGCTCGCTTTCATCAAGAACATACAAAGCTCAGGGTATAGATGTCAAAACTCTTTTAGGGCATAAAACCGAAGCAATGAGCGTAATGTATGGAGATGACCGTGGTCTAGAATGGAAAAAAGTTGTGATTTAGACAGGGGGTTTTGGAGAATTATTTTGGGGATGTTTTGGGGAGGGATTTTTATTAATTAGATTCAGTCACTTACATTTTAGCGAATTGCTCCAGAAACAGTCGTCCACCAGCAACGCATGACCCAACAGCCAGCGCACCCGCTGGCTGTTTTCTTTCAGCCCTCTCCGTCCCGTGCTAATGTAGCAAGCTACGTATTGGCAAATCACAGGTGAAATCGTTATGTCTGATGACGTGATCGGGACGACGACCCATCAGCGGCTAATCAGCTTATTAACCGAGCAGGAGGCGCGCTTTCGCGTGGTGGCGCATGAGGCCGTTGGGAAATGCGAAGCGGTCAGTGAAATTCGCGGGACCGATCTCCGGCAGGGTGCAAAAGCACTGGTCTGCAAGGTAAAAGGCAACGGTGTTAAGAAACATATTCTGGCAATCCTCGCCGCCGATCGGCAGGCCGATCTGAGCCTTCTGGCCAGTCATTTCGGTGGGCTAAAGGCCTCTCTCGCCAGTCCGGCTGAAGTGGATGCGCTTACCGGCTGCGTCTTCGGCGCCATTCCCCCCTTCAGCTTTCATCCGGATCTGACGCTGGTCGCCGATCCGCTGCTGTTTGAGCGCTTCGATGAGATCGCCTTTAACGCCGGCCTGCTGGAAAAGTCGGTGATTATGGACACCCAGGACTATCTGCGTATCGCCCGTCCTGAACTGGTGACGTTCCGTAAACAATAAATACTGCGGCTGGCTAACGGTCAGCCGTTTTCCAGCAGCAGCACGGAAGCAATCAAAATAATGGCGATAATAAAAAACGATGAGGAGATAATCAGCGTTTCGACAAACATAGGATCGTTCAT